GGGTGTGTAGTTTCCTTTATTAAAGATCTCCAAGAATCCATTGGAGTCTTTGATTTAATTAAATATGAAAAATCTTGATAATAATATGAATCATGAATCTTTTGATTCTGATCACTTACCTTACCAATATCAGAAGTATATTTACCAATATTATCAAAATATGTTTTAATAACAGGAGTAAAATCTGTATAACTTATACTCTCAAGAGTTGCAGTCTTTCCACCTGCTAATCCAATAATCTGTTGATTCTCTCTAAAGATACCTGTAACATTTGATACATTAAGTATATTAGAACCTTTTCTCCAAGAAGTTACTCTTGCTCTAGCAATTTCAGTTGCTCCTGATCTCTGTACAATATACTCACCAACATCATATCCATCAGCAACAAAATTAGATAAAGTGAGAATATAATTTGATCTAATACTAGATTTTATCGTTTGATCACTATGATAAGATCCACCGTTATTTTCAATCTTTATACTTCTAGGTATTCCAATATCTGTACTGTTTAAAAAACAATTTATATTTTTATCAACTTTACCATCTTTATCATATATACCAGTTACTATAGGAATCTTCTTATAATCTTTACCAATATTAGTGATCTTAATAGAATTAATTTCACCAATAGAGAATAATGATTTTGAAGTATATGTAATTGTTCCTGTACCATCATGAGATGCTTTAATATTAGTAGAATATAATATTCTATCAGGAGTAACATACAAGGAAGTTTTAGATCCTTGTAAAGGATCATCAATAACATTAAAATATGAATTTTCGGAATTAACTAACCCATCTCTATCATAATAATAATATTTTTTATATGGATTTTCTTTCTTCTTGTTATAAGTGTTAGTAGAAACCCTTGATCCAAAACCCAATTTGAGATCTACCCATTGATTGTTTACTTGAACTGTTTTTTCTGGTGTAACAATATTAAAATTATTACTTGGAGATATATCAAATCCAACTCCACTCATTGAAACATGTGAAGTATCAAACTTATATTTGTAATATTTTTTGATATCAATAATTTGATTTCTTACAAATGTTGAGTTATCAGAAGAAAATTCAAAATAAATATCAGGATTAGTAACTGATTTTATTTGTACTAACTTCTTATCAGTACTGTCATCATAGAATACAGTAGTTAAAGATATCTTATTAACTGTTGAAATAGTCTGATCGTAATCCCATGCAAAAATTGCTTTCTGAGTAGTTGAATCATATGAAACAACTTTAGCATCTTTAACTGTATTTCCTACAGGGTGATTAAGAGGAATATTATATCCAAATTGATAAACAAAAACAACAGAACCATTGAAATGATCAACTGCTGTAGTTGAGTTCTGTGCTCTTGTTACTGTTAAAGCAGTACTAGATTTAGCAGTTACCTTAACAATTTCACTACCAATTTTTAAATAATCATTAACTGTAATATTATCTGAATTAGCAACATTTAATATATTATTTTCTGCTGCAAAACCTACATGATCAACACGTATTTTAAGATCTGATTTGGTTGAAGGATTTGCTTTACTTAAATCAGATGCTCCAACTGTAAGAATATCAAATATATTATATCCTGTTCCTTTATTAGTTAAAGTAACGCTACTAACAACACCAGCAGAAGAAACAACTATATTTGCTTTAGCACCAGATCCTGCTCCACCAGATAGTGCAATATCAAGATATGTGTTTTGTGTGTAATCTCCACCACCATTTAATATAGTAAAACTTCCAATACTATCATCACTGAGAGTCGTTGATATGACTGAGGTTTGAAGGATTGCTTCTTGATAAACTCTCTTTCTCACATAATATGTTGTTGTGGATAAGGTATCATTTGGATTAATATCAACATTAATTTCTTCACCAATAGCAACACCATGTGAAGAAGATGTAGTTAATAATGCTACATTATCTTGCAATTTAAAAACAGAAAGATTTTCACTCAAAGATGATAAAGAAACAATCTTTGATCCAGTAGTATTAATTAAATTAGAACTTGTTAGGAATAAAGTAGTAGAAACACTAAATGTACCAGTTAAAACTTTTATTTTAACATTATTTTGATCTATTGTTGTTTCTAGTACTTCACCTGTTGCTACTGATGCTGCGATACCATCACTAAAGGATAAAATAGCACCTTTAGTATATGATGATTTATTATCAAGAATAAAATTAAGTACTTTGGTATTTGATGATAGTACATCTGTACTATTAAAAGATCCTGTGATTGCACGTAAAGCAAAATTCTTAGCAGAGAATACATTACCAACTATCTTTCCTGTAGCATTTGTATTTGCTTGAGTAATAGTATCTCCATCAAAAAGATAACCATTATTAGTAAGTTCAATATAAAGTGCTTTTGTAGTTTGAGATTCAAGTGAAGATACAGTCTTTCCTTTAATTGATTCTATTTCACCAACAGCATCAGAACCTTCAGTTCCTGTATTATCAATAACTAACCCACCACCAACAGAAAAATTAGACCCACTACTAATAATTGTAGCAGATGATACAGTTCCTCTTGTTACATCTTCAATCTTTGCTAATGTCTTAACTCCATTCTTAGATATACCAGAGGTTCTCAATCTATTTGCACTTAATGGTAAATCATCCTGAGTCATCTCAGAATTATAATTAGAATCTAATGGAAGTGAATAATAATTCTTTCCTACAAGATATGGAAACAATGGATCTCCATTACCATCAACTGTAGTAAAATATGCATATGTTCCATCAGGATATTCTGGTGTAACACAAAAACGTCCATTATTTTGATCTAATGAACCAGATCCATCAGTAAAGGTATAATCATTAATAAATGTCCCTATAGGATATGTCGTCAGACTTGGACCTACTCTAGTAGAATTCCTTGAATAACTAGAACTCATTTGTATGACAGCACTAGAAGCGTCTAGAGGATTAGTATACCCATAAGCACCGTATATAGGGTTACCATCATATGCAAACCCTAGAATAGGTGAATGGGATGCTCCAGTGTCATTTACCCTTAATGTAGTAGGAGATGCATAATAAGCATATCCATGACCTTTAGAAGAATCAAAATTTTGGAACCAATATCCATTTTCAGAGTCTATATTATTCTTGTTTATAAAATACTTGTCTTTTCTCCACTCTTTAATAGTTGCAGTTGCAGTTGCACCAGAACCAACAGGTATTAAATCAACTTTAACATTTTCTTGAGTATAAGAATTACCACCATTAATCTTTATAAACCCAGTTATAGCACCAGTACTTGAAACTGTTGCTTCGTAATCAGCAAATCTACCTTTTCCTACACTATCAGTAATTCTAACTTCAGGAGGAGTAGAATAATACTCACCAGCGTTGGTAACATTAATACTAGTAATCTCTCCATTTGTAACTACAGCAGATGCAGTACCATTTCTTCCAGATAATATTTCTACTGTAGGAACAGCAGTATAAGAACCAGCATTAGTAATCTCTATTAATTCAACTACCTGTCCAGATAGTCTTGATGTTGCTTTGCCAGATACATCGTTAACTAATACATATGGAGCATCGGTATAACCATTACCACGAGTATTAACAGTAATTTTCTGAAGAGGACCGTTATATACAACACTTGAATCTTTATATCCTGCAAATGGTATTCCATTTGTAGCAATACCTACATCTCTATACTTAGTCTCATAAATCTCAGTTGTAGAAATAGGTTTCTTTCTAATAATCTTCAATTGCTTCTGATCCTTTATATCAGCAGGTTGATTGGTTGTTCCTACTACATGAGAAGGAAATCCAGAAGAAGCTATGTAATAACCTTCATCATCCTCGTAGATTGCTGATACATTAGTGTTTAAATCACTAATAAGAGGAGAAACACCAGGCAATGCCCATCTAAGATTGTTCTGTGCATCAAAAATCTTTATATCAGTTGTTAAGAATCCAGGATCTGAGATTTCAAGAACATCTCCTGCATTTGAATATGGTGCTTCTGTCTTATTAGTCGCATTATATAAGACACCATAGACTAATAATGTTGCACCTGATCCAGATACATTTGCACCATAAGTTACAGGAGTTCCTATAGGATATGTTGTATTACCTTCTCTAGTCTTTATAATAAACTGATTGACATTCTTATCTTCAAATGTAAACTTCTCACTACCAATAGTAAATTCACCCTTCTTATTCCACCCCATTGTGGATTCTACATCAATCCTATCACCAACAGTATCGGTAGTAGTAATAGATTCAGTTAATTTAGTTCTTGCAGCTGTGGAAAACTCTCCATTCACACTTGCTTCATTAAGTATGATCTCATATAGATCTTCCCCATCATATGTACCATTAAAACGCACGTTATCAACAACAGCAGAAGCAAATGGTGTTGTTTGAGAAATCTTTTTACCAATTAAATCTGTTACTGTACCTGATAATACTTTAACTTTAAGTGAATAATTGTTAACCCAAGTAGATTCAGAACTCTTTAAAGTAAATTCACGTGGATATGCAATCTCTGGTTCTGGATCATCCTTTACAAGACACTTGAATAAGAATTTAACAGACTTATCCGTTCCCTTTGATTGATAGAAAGAACTTATATTCTTAATAAGAGTCCTCTTATCAACTGCTTCATTCAAATATGCCTGTGGAAAATCGCTAAGGTATTCACTCTCAAAATTTTTAATTAAAGCATATAAGAATAAATTACTAATATTTAATACCTGAGATCCATTGGTATGACTGGATGCTTGGGTAGTAACAAATGTACTTGTGGAATAAAGATCTCCTAATTTAGTATTACCACTTACACCACGACTAATTTCTTTAAATTGAGTATCTGTTCTACTCTTATAAAAACAGATCTCATCATCTATTTTAAAATATCCACCATTTTTAGGGAATGATGAAGCATCTACTACTGTTATAGTAGTATCTGATGGATTAACCAATCCATCTACAGTAGTACTTTGATTTAAAAGATTATTCTCATAGAAATCAATATCACGATAAGTCTCAAGGTTCTCAACAATATCATACGGTTGACCTTGTAGTTCTAATTGCTCATAGTACTTTTGTATGAACTTCCCAAATAGTTCATACTCTTCGTTAATGAAGTCAGGTAGTTGAGAATCAATTAAAAATGAGATTCTATTCGCAGTCTTTGACATCTACTCTTCTTTATATGCAACGAATTTACTCTTTGATACATCTACGTCTAGATACATCTCACGTTTAACTTCAATATCCTTATTTGCTGGTTTTACTCTTAACTCTATACGATTGTCAGAGAAAGTTCCTTTTAATATGGTAAAGTCATTCATTGTTATTTCACCCTTGGTGTAATCAACTGTACCTATTGAATCATTCAATAGAATCTTTTCACCAGTGATGGAATCTAGTCTATATAGGACTAATTTTCCATTTCTATCCTCTAGATATGAGGTATAGGTTGGATATTCAAATACTGTCATTCCTGTTGACGAAACTACAGGATTATTACAATCAATTAAGAAAGGATTGCCATAACATACTTCGTAATATGAAGATGCATTGATTTGTGCAATAAAGTCCTTTCTCATAGTAACATCGGTATCATTTGAATTGATAGCACGATCTGTATTATCAATAACACCAATAAACTTACTATATCTGAACTTACCATTAAACTTCTCTGTACCAGAAGTCTTAAGATACTCAGTTATTGCAGTTGATACCATTGATGCTACTTCTGTAGGTAACATCTTAGTCTTAGTACCATTATAATGAATATTACTTGTCAATTCTAAGAAAAGAATAGATGGATCTACAAATTCAGGTCTAATAGAAGCAACTGTATACTTCTTAAGTTCTGATGTTAACTCATTCTTAGTAAATGATGAAAGTGCAACAGCTTCAGTAGGTTTTACTGATAGAAATACCTTACCATATGCAGGTGGTTCTTGATCCTCTCCACCAAACACAATAATATCACTTATTGCTGGATATAGATTTCTAACGATTGCTTTATAGTCATTACCAGTTACTGCTCTATTCTGAGAACCATAATACTTAGGAGCATTATACTTAATCTTATCAATAGTCTCAATAGGTGCTCCACCACTAGCATTTGAGACAGTTGTTAAACTAGTTACTGTATATGGAAGTGCTACATTGGCATTGTTCTCATCCAACATAATTCCATTAAATGTAAATGTTTTTGCACCATTGGTTGTATCACCATTTGTTATAATATAACCAATTTCAACTACATTTCCATCTTCAAGTTTATTACCTAATACTCCATCACCAAAGAAAACTTCATAGTTCTCATCCTCAGTTTCACTAAGGAAAAATATTTTATCAGTAGCACCTATATCAAGAATATTGTTTGCTGCTGTATAATCATCATATATGGTTGAATTAAGTGCTTTATATACTCTTACTTTTATAGTATTCGTATCAATACCTACATTCTGCAATAAAAATCGTTGATTTTTAATACTAGTATCAATGGTAGTGGATGATGCAACATAAGCACCTTCATATATTGGTAATGCGGAAAAAGTAGCAACCTTATTAGCAACCTCTACTTTATTATCATCTTTTAATACAAACCGATATAACGATCCATCATAGTTAGTAACAAAACCACTTCCTGCTTTAATAGTAACCGTTGATGGTGCAGTACCTGTAAATGTAAGTGCCATATCAACACTTGCTTTCGGTGCAGTAACTGACTTAGGGGTATATCCAAGTTGTTTCGCAAGTGCCACAACATTATCCCGTAAGGTTGCGGAATCTAGATACATTTCATTCACCACCATGTTGGTGTTGAACGCTGTATAGTAAGTATTGTACGCTAGTACGTCCAGCATATTACTTAATGCGGAACCTTCAAAATCATAATCTGTAAAGTCCGTCTGTGCTCTCATATAATCTCTAAGAGCAGTCTTTATATCAGCGAAGTCTAAGTTGTTTAACTGGGTATATGGCATTATCTCGTCCTTGCAAGGAAGAAGTCTACTGTGACAGGTGGATCATCTGAACCTCTTATACTATATGTCATTTCCACTTCAAATCCATTATCATCAAAATTGGGAAGACATTCAATTGAAGCAATACTAACTCTAGGTTCAAACAATCCTATTGTATAACCAATATTATCTTGGATCTGCTGTGCAGTACCAAAGTCTAGTGGTTCAAATAGGAAACTTCTTATATCTGATCCGTAATCGGGTTGCATGACACGCTCACCCTTATTAGTAAGCAATAAATTTACAATTGACTGCTTAATAGCAGAAGCATCCCTACTAACAACTAAGTCATTAGTAACAGGATGCTTCTTAAAAGTAATATTAATGTCCTTAAAGGACAACGTGGCCGCCATTTACCGACAATATACGAAGTCAGTTATATTTAGCGACTTTTATCCTACCTTATAAAAGGTATACTTCAAAAACAACTCTTCTCCCTTCTTAATCGGTTTAATCGTCTTTACGTAATAGATCCCCTCATCTAACCATTTAATACAATTAGGGTCGTCAGAATGGTTTATAAACCCTCCTAGAGGCGTTCTATAGATCACAAGGTCAGTACACCCACCTTTCACAGGAGAATCCCTTTCCACTAGCACGTGGGATATACCGAGATACATCATAGCAGGTATATCTTCTTTTGCAAAAAGACCTTGACCTGCTATAGGAGAATCTTTAACTTTTACTATACTTGGTAATGCTGAATATGTCATTTCGGAGTCTTCGGCGTTTTGGTCGGAGACCACGCCCTCAAAACTGCTTCGGATGGGTTATCACGTCACCGTGAATTTCACCGATATCATCTATATGAGCATGATCTATATCAACATGTAACTCTTTCTCAAAAGAATCTGCGATCCTCTCAAGTGCTGAGGCAATACGAGAAAGTTCGTCACTCATTTTCCCTGACCCCTATATCTCTTTTTCGCTCCATTACGAGAAGTAGCAGAAAGCTTTGTATTCTTTGAAGTACCTTGCCTTGTCTTCTTTGCTGGAGGTGCTGTATAAGTTGAGTTATTATATAATGCCATTATGTACGTGTACCTATGAATATTGTAGGATAAGTTCCCCCAGTTGTCAAGACTCTAGGAGAAGGTGCTGCTGCTGGAGCATTAATACCATCACCAACAACAGGTACTAATGTACCATCAAAATAAACTCCCCTTGCTGCTGAGTTAACAATCCCAACAATAGGAGGTATTCTAGGTAATGGTTGTGGAACAGGTGGAACCAAAGGCTGTAAAGGAACACCAGCAACAGGGGTAGGTTGACCAATTGGATCTACACTCTGAATCAGACTATTACCACTGTATACAGTAAGATATGTTTTACTAGGTCCACCATGTGGTTGTTGTATGTAAGTTGCAGTAGCATTAGCACTTGCTGTATCTATTGCTGCTGAACTTGCGATATTACCTGCTGCCACGTTGCTTCTCCAACAAACACTCTATATCATTATGTAGTTTGTCAAGTGTCTGTGCTATCGTCTGATGTGTCTCTGACTTCGGTGGACGGTACATCAACTGTGGTCGTTCTAGCAGTGATATCCTCTTCTCCAACTGAGTCAACCTCTCGGACAACTGTTGGAGTAACTCGTTGGACTTCTGAATTGTCAAGTGGTTGTCTACTGTCATTGTCTACTCCTGAAAATCGTTTAGCAGCAGCAAACTCAAAGTCATCACAGAACTGATCAAAATTGTTCAGTATCTTTTCGTAATAATTCTCATCTACTGGTAGTTCTCTCATCGGTTCTGATGCATTTGTACTTCTGGATAGTTTGCAATAGGATTGTTAGGATCAGCACCATGCAATGATTGTTCTATATCTAATACTGTTTTCTCAAGACTTATAAGTCTTACAGCAATTTCCTCCAAAAGCTGAGCGTGTCTTTCCAATTGTTTCTCATGCAAGTGGACGGCGTAAACAGGATCACTCAGTAATTGTTTATGAGCAGCATCTTGTGCTTCGTCTGGAGCAGGTGGGCATTGCTTTGGAGGATCTGCAATATCAGGTGCTGTTTCCTCTGTGATTGTTGTACCTTGGGGAGTAGCATCTACGATAGTATTTGGATTACCATCCCATGCTTCAGTTACCTTCGCATAATTATCTGGATCAAGACTTACATTTGGATTCATACCGTTAATGAACTTACCAGAATCCATACCATCTTTAAACTCAGTGGGAACAAATCCATCTGGTTTGTTAGCAGGATTGTAAATATGTGGTTCGGGTTTTTCAGTCATTTTTTTCCTGGAAAATTTTTTCTAAATTCTAGCACAGAACTTTTCATTTTGCAAATTTATTTATAGGTCGTTGGGATACTTTTGTAGGTTAGACAATTCCGATTTTGCTCGGCACACCCCCAAACCCCAAAGGGGTTATAAAAAACTGCTCAGTGTGTTATACTGTAACTGAGCAGCAACCTTTGGGTGCAAATCCTGTAAGCACTCTGTAATCCCATGCGAAATCCAACGCCTCTTGCTCAAGTGGTCTTCCCTTGCGTCCTTTCATGTTCGCTGCTTCGGGTAGACCGTATTCGTTGAATTGAAAAATGATTGGTGAGTTGACGTGAGTTTGTCCTATCCAATCACATGTCCAAACTCTCTTTGCTCTGCCCCTATAATCTGAATACCATAAATCCATTTCATTCAGGAGCAATTCACGAGGAGCACAAAACCACTCAGTGCCACCACGTTGTCTGTTGAAAAATGGTTTGAACTCGTCAGGCACATTTGAATCCATGCCCTTGATTGTTGAGTATCCTTCGCCACGCCAAATCTGATGTGCTACTGCCTCGGTGCGTCCCACATTCTTGACAGGATAATTTCGCACTTGGTCATAGTCACCAGAGTTGCCCGTGCGTTGGTCACCCAAGATTTTGAATGATGATTGCTCGCCGTCAGATGCAAGACCGATCTTAAAGCAAGTCCATTCGCCGTTGCTCAATTCCTTAACAGCACAATTTTCAGACTCTGCCACATAGAGAGATCCCCACCCTTGGGGTTGAGATCCAACTTGCTTTCCAGTCTTCTTTCTCATGCCACCTCGGATATCGTGAGTTGTTGGGAAGTCTTTAGAAAGCATAATGAAAAATGATGTGTGATGAACAAAGAAAAAAATCGGGTCGCCTAATGGCGATCCGAAATGTACCAAGTCCCACCTGTGGGAACTTCAAGAGTTTCAAAATTGCGTCTTGCCATTGCGTCAAGAGCAGCACGTACAACTGGATCTTTTGAAGCGGTCTCATTCATTAAGACCTGTCCGTTGTAGAAAGATTTGAGTTCTTTGTTGTTCATGCTCATAGTATAGCAATAAAAAACCCCCATGTAGGGGGTTGGTAGTCACTTTGATGACTGGCACAAAGTTGGATCAATTTGGCATATTTGGTTGTTACGCTGGTTCATGGTCTCTGTCATGTTTTTAATGGCAGTGTCACCGATAACCCAACCGCACCCAATGACCAAAGCAATAAGAAAAAATCTCATTGTGCTAGTTCACATCTAAAACCAGCACCTTGATAGAATGCCAACATCTCAAGTGCTTTCGCCACGCTTGAGAATGTGATTGTTCTTGCGTGGCGTTGGTCGTCCTGTGTCCAGTAGCGAATTGAAGTCATGTTAATTAAAAATGGCGTTGGTTTGAACTTGTGAGATGAGAACGGATTCTTGTCTGAACTGTTTTTTGTACGCTGCTGCGATACAGTTCAAATTAAGCATGTGGTCCTCAACCTCTGAATCTGGACACTCAAGATAGAAAATCTTGGTTGCTTCCAGTTCACCCTTCCATAGACCTTCGCCGTCAATGAAAGTGCCGTACTCAAAATGTGGCATGATCTCACGCTTGATAAAAGAGTCCATCATAGCATCTGTTACAGTCCCGTTGTCGGGAATGTTG